CATGAATAACCCAGATGCTGGTATTCAACGCCTAAAGATTCTAAACCCTGTATTTATTTTCCGTCGTGAAGATAGGTTTGGATACCTTAAAGGGTTTATTCAGGAAGTTCCACAAAGTACCGCGGCATCCCAACAATATGGACAAGGAGCAAAACTTGACAAGAAAAATACTATTCAACTTGATAGAAACCAGCTCATCCATTTTAGACTTCATACTTCTGATTCTAACTATTACCCTTATGGTAAGTCTATTTGCGCTCCTGGCGTACGTTCATGGAAATCGCTACGCATGATGGAAGACGCGATGCTTATCTATCGTTTACATCGTGCACCGGAAAGACGTATCTTCTATATTGATACCGGAAACCTTCCCCAAACTAAGGTTGAGATGTTTATGGAACGTATCAAGGCTAAGTTCAAGAAAGAGAAATTCTTTAATAATGAAAGTGGGAACGCAGACGAAAGATTCAACCCGTTATCTGCGGAAGAGGACTTCTTCGTCCCAATGAAGAACGGACAAGGTACTAAGATTGAAACTCTCCCAGGAGCACAGAACCTAGGTGAGATTGATGACGTACGTTATTTCCGTGACAAGGTATTAGCTTCTATGAAGATTCCTAAAGACTTTATTGTGGAAAAAGATAAGTCCCCGGAACGTAAAGCTAATCTGTCTCAGCTGGACGCTAAATTTGCAAAAGCCGTCATGCGCGTACAACGCGATGCGGAAGTGTGTTTAGAAACACTTATCAAGCGTCACTTAGAGTTGCGTAAGTTCCCTAAGTCTATGATTAATCCAATTAAGATTAAGTTGGCACCCCCATCCGACCTAAGCGAGAAACGAAAGTTAGAGTTGGCAGAACAAAAAACTCGAGTAGTACAAGCTGTAAAAGGTTTAATGTTATTCTCTGATGAGTATCTTTATAAGAACTTCTATAAGATGAATGATATGGAAATCGACATTTTACAATCTCAACTCGAAAAACAAGCTGAAAAACAAGCAGCCGCACAAGCACCGCCTCCTGGGCAAGAAGGAGCGCCCGGAGCACCCGGAGCAGGAGGTCCGCCACCCGAGGGAGGAGCCCCTCAACCAGAACCTGGTGAATAAAACCAAAAAGAGTACCATTTACAACTCTATATAAAATAAGAACTATGAATTTAAAAAATCTATTTGTTTCCCGTGACAAGAATTATGCACGAATTACCGAGGCTGGTGACTATCTAGGTCGCCGTCTAAGAGAGAACCTCGTTATTTTTGATATCGATGATTCTAAAAATAGCGTCACTTACGTAACCGAAAGTAGCCATTTGATTTCTTGTGAGTACAAGGAAACCAAAGGACGTCTAACTTTGGAAAACTTTATTGTCGAAGACCTGGACACTATTACGTCAGACCAAGCAATTGATAACCGGGTGGAGGACGAAGTTCATAAGTTTATGGGTTCGTTGGTAGCAGACCGCTACGACTCCGCGGAAATTAACTTCGATAAGATTGTTGAGTCTTTTTCTATGAGAGCCCAAATTGGCAACAGCCGGAAAAAGCTTTCTAAGAGATTGGACCGTTTCAACGAGTCCTACAACATCTTTGAGACTAAAGCCTACAAGAAGTTCAACGAGGCGCTTCCTCTCCTTAAAAAGTACTTAGAGGAAAATGTCGATGAACTATCCACCAACGCTAAGTTGGTTGAAGGTCTTCGTCTTTCTAAAGTAGTTGGTGATACTTACGATTTGCCTAGACTGGATATTACTAATCTTCAAGAAGAATTTGTTGTAGTTCCTTCTAACTCGAAAAGAACCCTTTACGAAATGGTTTGTGATAAAGAACTGGTACGCAAGGAATTGTTGGAAGCCAAAGAATCTTTCTCAAAAATGTGGCACCAGAACGACCATATCTCTTCTCTAGCTTCTAAGATTTACTCGAAGGATTCAGTAATAAAGAGCTCATTGAAGGAGGCTGTTGCTGCTGTCCCTTACTTGGCGTTATCTAACAAGGTGGACCTAACTAGCGTTATGGACGCTACTTTCCAGGTAAGTAATCCCGGTACAATCCCTCAGAAGGATATCCGGGAGTTCGTTAACAAGATTTACGAATTCAAGAAGCCTATTAAGACTATGGTCCTTGAAGCACTTAACTCCAAGTATGGGGTAAATGTCCAAAGCCTTCGCTTTATCCCTTCTTTCAAGGGTTTGGCTGAAGTCCAGTCAGAAGTATTGAATATGATTGCTGAGTCTTGCGATGAAGGTATTTTATCAGACGTTCTTAAAGAGTTTGCATCTTGCATGTCTCGTAAGGGCGGTGTACAAGTACTAGACATCTCTAATACTCTTTCAGAAGTTATGTCAGAGTCTAACTTCCACATCGTTGATATTGATGAGGACTTCCACATGAAGAAGCTTTCCGATTACCTAACCCACAACTTAGGTGAAGCTCAATACTACGGCGATGATGACGCGATGTCTAACTCTGGTGGTAACGCTGGAGAAGGTGAAGACGATGATAGTGAAGACGTCAAAGGTAAGAAGAAGAAAGGTAAGAAAGATAAAGATTGGGGTGGTAACAAAGGCGATATTAAAGCCAAAGACCGCAAAAAGGATGACGACAGTGACCTAGAAGCTGATGAGAAGGGTGATGTAGATTACAACACAAACGACCTTCCGAAAAACAATAAAGCTAAGAAAGGAAAGCCTGTAAAAGAAGGTGTAGAAGCTATGGAAGCAGAACCAGAAACCGAAGAGGAAGCTCCGGCGGAACCTACGGAAGAGGAGGCTGATGCAACTGCCGAGGAAGAGCAAGCAGAAGGCACTCAAGACGCTGCTAACAACAGTGAATGGAGGGACTTAGTCAGTTCTCTAGAAGATGTTACTAAAGAAATCGACCTAAATTTTAGTGATGACACTGAAGAAGAACAGGAAGAGGATGCAGCGGCAGGTGAAGGTGAAGTACCTACTCCTCCACAAGATAGCCCTGCTTAGTCCAGTTAATAACATTATCTACAAAGCTAGAACGCAACACAAGGAGCTCGGATATTAAGTTATCCAGCTCCTTTATTGTTTGCTCATTAATAGTCTTCCCCTGACTTTTCATTTGCATAAGGGTTTGTGACATCACATTAATACGTTCCACCATTTGAGGCGTTAATTCATTTAATTTTTTTTCTTCTTCTTTTTTATTTTTCATTTTTTAATCTCCATTCCTAGGGATTCGTAGGATTTAATCCGCTCCTTGGCGTGTTTTTCTAAATAAGGCGCTCTGTCAAAGAAATCGTAGATAAATACGCGGTTTTTAGATTTGTGAATACGCAAAGCGCGCCCAAGAGCCTGTAATGTCGCAATTTCGGACTTCAATCCACGTGCATTTATGAGGTGAGTGATTTCCGGGATGTCGATACCTGTCTGCATAATCGTAGTACCTATCAAAACTGAGATAGAATCGTCTTTGAAGGCGTCAATCGTCTTCTTTCTCGCAGTCAAATCGTCCTTCCCCTCTAATTTGAAGGAATTCGGGATACGGGAGTGCAAAATCTCAGCGTGTTTTAGGTCTTTAACTATTATAAGGGTTCTCGATTGTTTTTGTTGTATCTTTTCTACTAATTCTACGATAATATCATTCCGTATATCGTTCTCCGTGACGAACTTCTCGTATACCTCGCGATAAGATAACTCGGTATCCTCTACTGTACCCGTGTCTTTTATAGGAATTATTTGAATAAGGGGCTCCGTAAGGAATCCTTCATCAATAAGACCCTTAGCATCCACCTCCTCGATAACTCCACCTAAGCCGGATATAAGATTGAGACGGCTCATAGGGTCTCGGGGTACTGTAGCGGTCATTCCAATTCTGTAAGCTGCGTTAGGGAAAGACTTTATAACCTTAGTAGCAACCTTTCCTTTCGCGAACTCATGCACTTCATCAAAAATGATGAAGTCCGACTGCTTGAGATGACTATCAATAACCTTGTCAATTGACTGAACGGTACATAAAGTCATAGGTTTGAGTATTACTCCATCTCCGAAGGCAAGACCTACGTCAATTCCCCACTCCCTAAGCTCATCATACGTTTGTTTAAGGAGCTGTTTCTTGGTAAAAAAGATTAGACCAGTTTTCCCTTCCAGAGCTTTAAGCAATCCTCCCAATATAAGAGTCTTACCCGCGCCCGTAGGCGCCTTAACAATACACCCTTTTGCATCCAAAGCCTTCCTGACCATAGATTCTTGGTAATCGCGTAAGGTTATTCCAGGTAAAGAGATATCGTCAGAATGGGTAGCAACCCGTAAATCCTCTATTTCATAGTCCATACCTAAATAAGTGAGGTCTTCCTCAATATGAGATAAGAGACCGGTTCCGAATTTCCCTGTTTTGTCAGAGAAAAAGTGCTTCTCACCATTCCAACCGCCTTTTTTATAGGCAGCGGAGTAGTTATAGCCGGGAACCTTCGCGCTATATTTCTTTTTTAAAGTTGTTAAAAGCTTTTTATTACTTGTTTTTAGAAAAGAAACATTATTTTCAACAATAATTTTTAGCATATCACTATTATAGTATAATAGTTTCAAACTATTTTAATTAAACATGTCAAAACCCGAAAAAGAAAAAAGTCTTATTGAGCTTGCTAGAGAGCATATGGATAATGCAGGGGCTGACCCTGAACAAGGAGTGAGTGTTCCTGAGGCTCCCGTGGCAAACCGACCTTCTGAGAAGGCAGTAACCCCTATCCATAAAGAGGTAGGAGAGGAGGAATCACCTCAAGTCAGGGAACATTTTGATGGGAAACTCTCAGACGCAGTCGAGGACCTTCTATCTAACGTAACGACGACTCAGGATTGGAGAGCCTTAAAACTTCCGTCCCGAGGATTAGCTTACGTAGATTGTGATGAAAGTATTATGATTAAACCTTTCACTTTTGCACAAGAAAGAAAGTTACGTAGTATTAAAAACAGTGCACACGGAGTAAAAATAATTAACTCCTTGATTGAAGATTGCGTCCGCGGACTAGATTATGACTCTATGACCTTAGAAGATAAAAATTATATTTTGTTTAAGTTGAGAGAAATTTCTTATGGTGACGATTACACTATCCAGACGGAGTGCCAGGAATGCCAGTCGGTAAATAAGTTGACTGTAAAAATTTCAGAGGTTCCCGTTAATTATGCCTCAGATGGGTATGAAGAACCCCTTACTGTAACCCTCCCGGACTCCCAGCAGGAGGTTAAATTTATAACTCCTCGTTGTAAAGATGAGCAATACTTGGAAACCGCGGGGAAATTAATCGATAATTTGTGGCGCTTTGCGCTGTCTGTAGGTAAGTACAGCGAGAAGAAAGTAATTAAAGGATTTTTTGAAGCTACTACAGTTCGTGACCTTGCGTCATTCCGCGAAGCTCTAACAAAAGATAATTATGGGATGAATAAAGCGATGTCTTACGAGTGTGCTAATTGTAGTGAGGTTACGGAAAGTCTGATTCCGTTTACAGACTCTTTTTTCTCAGTGAGCTAGAAGCGCGAATCTCCGCTCTAGCGTCAGAAGCTTATTATTTAGTAAAACACGCGAGATTCAGCTATCAAGATATAATGCTTATGCCCGCCGTGGAGAGGGATGAGTTTATGAAGCTATTAATTGACGAGAATCAAAGAGAAAAAGAGTCGTATGACTCCCTAAATAAGTAAGAGATGACTAAATTCAACGGCGTTACTGTAATCCAAAGAGGCAACCGACCTTCACCTATCATTCCAGCCAAACTGGACTTCTTCAATTATGTGGCGGGGGAACTAAGTGACCCCTTCCAGGTCTGCTCGGTTCAGATTTTTCCAAATACCGCCTTTGGGACTGCAGACCCTTATATAAACCAAACTGCAGGCGATGCTAATTATGGATTAGTAAGCTCTACTACCACCAATATGGTGTTCCATAATTATAAACGGAACGAGGTGGGTACAAAAATTGGGTTTGATGCTAATGTAAGTGCTTGTGCTGCCGAGACCGATTACACAGGAGATTTACGCTATAGCGCGTCTTCAATTTTCAAAGAAAAAGCAGGTCATTTCAGCGTTATTCTTCAACCCAGCGGAGCATACTTCCCAACTAGTGCGGGAGCAACATGGGACCCGCGGTACAACAACAGTGCTTCCGCCACCGGAGGGTACATTGATATTTGGACTATTGTCCATACTGAAGGTTCTAGAGCCCAGATTTATGTAAACACTTTGACGATGGATACTGCGAATGCTTTCGCGACGACGGCACCTTTAGAACTTACTACTACAAACAAATTAATTCAGAGATACGTACAGCTCGGAAG